TAAACTTAGTTTATCAAAAATTGTGGCAATTGATTTTGCAGCCCAAATTTGTGGGTCTATCCCTGTTTCTTGTTTTACTTTTAATAATATCTCTTGCTCTTGTTTTGTTAACTGTTGTTTCAGGAGTTTTGCTTTTTCTATATCGACTCGGACTCCTTTAAATTTCATATCTATTAGACAAGGAAATAGATCTGACTCTATTTTAAATATTTTTTCTAATCTTTGATTTTTAATTTCTTTATCTAATACTTTATATAATTCTAAAGTAAGCTCAGCATCTTTTTCAGCATAGGACCCGACATACATCGCTGGAAGTTTATACATTTCAGATTTAGGATCTATTCCCCAGGATTGAGCTGCTTCATTTAACGCAGTTTCATTTTTTGTTTTACCTAAATAATCAAAAGAAACACTATTTAATGAATACCATAATCTATTCTCATCAATCAATGATGCCATAACCATAGTATCTATAATCTCACCTTTAATTTTGATACCCGCCGCTCGAAGCCAGCATACGTCATACATTGCATTGTGAAATAATTTAATGTTAGGAGCAGAACAAACTTCTTTAACCCATGCCATCACTTTATCTTTATCTAAATTTCCACCACCTTCATGTGCTATTGGATAATAAGCTGACCAACCTTCTACGGCCACAGCTACACCTACAATATTACCATGTTCTCTAATTGCTCCAGATCCCATAGATTTAAGTCCAGGATCTTTTGTTTCTAAGTCAATTGCTACATGACTATAACCTTTTAAATTTGGAAAATTATCTGGACAAATCCATTCTTTCTGAGCTTCAAACATAAATTATAGTATCATAATTAAAAATAGAAATACACACATACAAGTAAATAAACCCATGTCTCCAATTAAAGTTCTTTTCCAATTAAACATCATAGTCCCTATGTAATATCATTTCTAAGTAGTGTATTGCTTTTAATATATCTTCTTTCTTACCTTTTAATCTATGTCTGCAAATGTATTTGATTGCATTGCCTTCTGCAAAAGGTAAATTATTTTCGTTAATAAAAACAGATGGCTGTATCTTCATTGTCTTATAATGTTTACCACCTACCTGTTTAAAAAATATTTTGTTACTCATATGATTGGATCTCCCACCACGTAAAAAAACTCTTTATCAATTGTTGGACGCATAATGTATAAATTCTCCTTTGTTCTGGTTACACCTACAAAAAACAACCTGTGTTCAGGATCAGGATTTCTACATGCTGAATCATAAATGACCTTTTCTAGATCAGTAAATAATACAACATTATCGCATTCTTCACCTTTTACACCGTGTATTGTAGATATTTTAATTCTTGGCTCTGAAAATAGATTATCACCATTAGCTATTAATGATTTCATATAAGACTTAACATGGTCTGGCATGTTTAATTGTTCCCAACTTCCATATATTTTTAAACCATGATCCATTCTAAGATCATCTAGATCTACTGAATCTACATCTTTAAAAGAAGTACCTTGCGAATAACCTCTTTCAACATGTTTTAATTTATAACTTATACATTCTTCATAAAGTAGTTTAGCTTCTTTTCCACTAACCGAAGCACCTTCATTTAATCTTACCCAAATTCTATATGCTTTTAAAATATCATTAGGTAAAAATTCATTCTTCTTTGCAGTAAATCTTAAATTTAAAAATGCTAAATGTTCTGCTATTGGCTTTAACATATCATTGGTCCTAGTTAGAACCATCCAATTTCCATTACTAAAATCTATATTTTCAAGTAATTGGTCTCTATATACATTTCCTTCCGCATCTCTTGGAAGCCATGCTTTAATCATTCTTTTATCTATTTGATCTAAAATACTTAATGCTACTTTATGTACAGCTCGTGGAACCCTTCTTGATTCAACTCTAGGGTCCATTTCACCTTTTAAATTCATAAATATATCTTCATCAGCACCCTGAAAAGTATATATTGTTTGATCGTCATCCCCTGCTATGTAAGATCTCTTACATTTTGACTCAATGTAAAAGAACATATCCCATTGCAGAGGATTCAGATCTTGTGCTTCATCGAGAAAGACTACGTCGAGTGGAGGACATTTATCTTTCTCAACAAACTGTTTAATCATATCAGAGAACTCAATCATCCCTGTTTGTTTTTTATATGATTCTAAATCGGCATAAATCTGTTCTGTTAAATCTAAATTAAGAGAAGAGTAATGATGATAATCTAAAACTACTGCAGCTTCTCTTAATCCTATTTTTTTATTTCTTGCTAATTCAATTATTTTCATATGTCTATTTTTATGTACCGTATATCCGGTCTCATTAACTTCACTATCAAATTCTAAATTTTTACAAATCTGTGAATAGTTTTTAAATCCTCTCCATTTTTTTCCTTTTAATAATTTTGTATTTGTGTCTATACTCAATTGTCTTGTTCCCAAAGAATGCATTGTACAGATAAATGGAAATTTTTTTACATTTGGAAATGTAGAAAGTATTCTTGTTTCAGCTTCATCAGTTGCTGCATTACTAAATGTTAAATATGCAATTCTATCGGCAGATGTTTTATATTCATTCAATTCTTTATTTAAATAATTATTAATTAAATGATGCGTTTTACCTGTTCCTGGAGGTCCTGGAATAATTATTCTATTCATGCTCTAAATGGTGGCTCCTTTATCTGTTCTTCTCTAATTTCTAGTTTTTCATGTTCTGGGGTTTTCATTTTCCAAACTCTAATTGATTTTTTATCTAATTTAGTAATTTCTTCTTTGGCTGCAAAAATATCTATCAACATCTTTTGTGTTTTTTGTTTTTGAACATTCCAAGATTTAGTTCTTTGTAAAAAATTCCAAAAGCTTTCATTTTTAAAATAAGTATTTCCATCTTCAGAATAAGGAAGACCTCTTTTAACATCTTCAAATTTCTTACCCGGCGCTCTATAAATAAAATCAGTTATCAAATCTCTTAATTGAACATCTAACTTAGATGATTCAGGAACGTTTTCAATCTCTTTCATATTTCCTCCCATAAACTTTCTTAATAGTTTTCTCCAAGGTAACTTACCTACTGGAAGCATAGGTTGGCCCAATTGTACCATACATGCAATTGAAAATTTTTCAGGATCATGTAATGTTTGGTCATCTACTTCTACTGGTTTAGCATCTATATACACAATATAAATAGGAGGATGAGATCTAAATACTTTAATTTCTTCTATTTCTGGAATAGGAACATCTTCCCCAACACCAAATTCTCTAGTAACACAAGTTTTTGAATCACAAAAACTTAAAATAGGTTCTTGTTTACATTTATAACGATAATCTTTTTTATTTAATGAACCTTCTAAACCTTTCATTTCACTTGGAATTAATGGAGGTTGCATATATTTATCATTATAAACATGTATCTTTCCTTGCCATTCAGTTGGATATCTTTTTTTAAGATACACACCTACATTGTACATCATATCATTTCTTCCACCCTCTGATATTCCATCAGTTAATAAACTAACTAAACAAGGAGGTGCTCCTTTTAATAAATCAGTATCGTCTTTTGAATCTACTTGAACTATTGTTTGTTGTATTAATTCTTTTTCAGAAACTACTTTTTGATCATAAACTTTATAAAAATTTTCTAAACTTAATTTATTTGCGTTATCATCTAGTGCATATCTAGTTGTATTATCTCCACCATGATAAGGAACATTCAACCAACTTGGTAAATCATTTCTATCAAATCTTACATAATCTTGTTTTGGATAAATTTCTCTTTTTGCATGACCTAATACTGCGGCCATCTTTTTTAATCTTTCTCTAATTAAACTTGCTGGAACAAATTCTTTTGTAAATAAAAATGCATGTGCCCCACCTGATTTAGATTTAAATACTATTAATGGTAATTTTTTTTCTATTATTTTATTTATTAATTCTTTGTGATCAAAAGGATAAACATCTACATCTATGCATCCCCATTTACATTTATTATCTTCTCTTATTGGAAAGATACCAAGTGAAGGCTCTTCACCATTTAAATGTTTTTGCCATAAAAAATCTGTAACAGGATCTCTAGATGTAAAAGATTGTGCTTCGTTCTTTCCTTTTTCTGAGATCTCACCTTTTAATTTTGTATATCCATAGGCTTTTTCATAGCCCGCAAATATCTCTTTAAATCTTTCTAACATTGTCCACTCTTATTTATACAGGTGGTATTTCTACCACCTGTAGGTTTAATTTATTTTCCGTTAGCTAATGATTGATAGAACTGTTTAGCTCTTTCATACACAGCTTGATCTTGCACTGGACCAATCTTTTCTACATTGTATCCATACCATTGATTTCCTTTACCGGAATTCAATACGGTCTTTAACTTATAAGTGTGGCTAAATGATGGCGGCGTATAAACACCGTTTTTTCCATTTAGAGTTATAGACATCATCATAGCATTCCATTTTCTGCTAATCTTTCCTTGAGATGAACTCATAGAAATTAAAGCAGTTTCTGAACTACCATTATCTGAAATTAAAACAAAATGTTGACCAACAGTTAAAATATAATTACCATTTGGTAATCTATCTTTTCCCATTGCATCTTTAGTTGTTTTAGTTAAGACATCTGAAGTATCTGGATAGATTTGTTCAGGTCTTCCTGAGCCTGTTCCAAAATCTGACCATTCTTGATACTCTAATTTATAATGACAAGGAACAACATCTATTCCTTTTGATCCATCATAAACTTTCTTTGTTACTGTATTTAGTAACATTCCTGGCTCAGCACCTTCAATGTAAGCTTGATTTCGCTTTTGTGCTTCTGCAGAACCATTTTGCAATAGTTTTAAAATTGGTAAAGCCAAACTTCCTTGCTTTACATTTTCAAAACCTGCATGTGCATCATCTTCAAACATTACTTTAGAAGGTAGAGGCGCGTCTTTCTTTATTGCTACTTGTTTCTCGTTACTCGTTTCCATTTTCGATTATCTCCTAGTTATTTTTGTCTGGTTACCTGCAAACGTTTTAAATAGATCAGAGGGCATATCCTGTCCAGATTCGATACGCTCTCTGACCACCGCTTTGAGTGTCTGGGAATGAACACCAACCTTCTGGACTGGTTCAAACCCTTGACCTCGTGCAAGGACAGCATATTGTGCTGCCTTGTTATCTTCGCCACGACCAAAGGTA